ATTATTAGCAGCCATCTACTTAGTTCTCTCTACTTGTAGTCGTATCCCAATTGGCTGGGCTTCGTTAACAATATAAAATCTTATTGATATTTCTACTGCGTTGGACGAAGACGAAGCTATAACAGTAACATCATCTATCTTGACGCGCGGTTCGTAGTTAGCTATTGCAGTTCTAATATCTTGCTCGATGTTTATCTGTTCAATGGGATCAAAGTTTTCAAAAAGACGATTGTAAATATCTGATCCATATAAAGGCTCATATGGCCTCTCAAACTTATTTGTCAAAATAAGATTTTTGAGAGCCCCTGCTACAGCATTAGCATTTTTTAATACAGCGGGCTTTCCAGTAAGTGGATGTGGAGTCAAAGTGATACTGAGATCGCTAAACTGCACCTCCTTCGTTATTGGATTTGTAGCACCTGAGCTGGCCATAAGATACCCTAGATTATATATTATTTATCGGTATTCTTTTGGTCTTGTATCTCTTTTCTACGTACTTTTGTAAGTTTTCCAATCTCAGCAAGAGCTTTCCTGGCTCGAGTGCCAGCTAACTTATTACCACCTTCAAACTTTTGATTTTCTGCCGTATAGGTTTCCATCAGAGAAACTATCATATCATGTGTCATTTTAAAACTCCTTATTATGGGATTGGGGTACCTGATACACCAGGACCTGTAGTAACACCAATGTGCTTATGGGTACCAAGCACGATTGTTCCTTGACGTACAACGCTGCCGGATACGGTACCGCTACCGGTTATTGTTGTGCCAAGTATGTTGGTTATAGAAGCGGTTCCTGTTGATCCTAGCGAACCACTTCCTAAAGATATAACGTGGGTAGATGCAGACTGAGTCAGCAGACCGCTTGTAACAAATATTCGGTTGCCGTTGACTGTGTCTGTAAATGCACCGTTAATTGTTCTTGTGTATGCGCCATTGACTGTTTCAAGTATTGCTCCAGTTGTTGTAGTTGTCCTGCCACCGAGAACCACGGTATCAACAACACCTCCAGCCAATACAGTTCTAGACTCCCCACCAGTAACTATCTGTGTTTGCTTACCCCTGCCATACACATATGTTCCGACACCAAGCGCGTATATGGCGTGTTTGCCTCCAATAGTCTCTGTTTTGTTACCAGCTACATTTATATCCCAGTTACCACCTATATTAGTTTTGCAGTTACCATCGATGGTGAGGTTAACACTTCCTTTGAGATTAACAAAATTATCACCACACACTATCTCATACTTGCTACCAGCAATTTTAATTATTTTATTGCCGTTGCTTTGAGACTCTTCATATCCACCGACTCCATCATACTCAACTTTGCGAGCAGTAAATGAATCAGGACTTGTAATGATTTCAGTCATTGCTCCAGATTCAGAGCCGATGGTTTGGACATACGGATATTCTTTGTCGTCAGGCTCTTCTGGCTCGTCCCACGTATCTCCTGTATATGGATCTAGTCCTATTCCTGTAATTCTTGTTTCGGCACGTAGCGTTGATTGAAACGAAGGATAATCAGCCTCTGCTCGAGCTCCTCTAGGCAACTCGGACTCGCCGTTGGCGCCTTGCTTGTCATATCGATAACCAGGAATAATACCCATTATCATGGGTCGTTGAGCCTTTTCTCCATCCATGAAAAAACCAAACACCCATGTTCCTTCAACAAGACCAGAGGATGTAGTAGCAGGAGCTGTAACAGGCTGAACAGTACTTGCCCAAGGCAATGAGCTCGTCTTAAGCTCTTCTTTATCTTGGGTGTGCCATCCAAAACATCTCACTCGAGCTCTGCCTAGTTTGAGAGGATCCTTTCGGTCTTCGATCTCCCCTACAAACCAAATAAAATTGTGACCTAAGTAGTCGTCTTTGTATGCTGCCATAATATTAAGATCCGGCCGGTTCTGATGATGTAGGAATTGTAAACAGTGGTAGCTTCTGTATAAGCTTTGCAATCGTAATCAATTTAGCGAATTGAGCAGGCGATATTCCGGTAGCTTTTAACAGCTGAGTCGTTGCCACAGTAACACCAGTAGCTATCAAAAAATTCTCTATATTTTCTTGTGTAAATTGAGCAGCCGTTTCGTCTATCTTATTTTCTATATCAGCCACGGCTTGGTCAGCTATATCTACAACAGCCTCTTCAACCGCATCGCTAGTCGCTTCCTCAATTGCCGCATCCACGCTTTGTTCTATGGAATCTGCAGCTGCATTTTTTAAATCAGCAATGGATTGGTTTGCAGTAGACTGAAGAAAGCCAATAACATTGTTAGTGAGAAAGCCAATCGCTCTGTCGCAGCTGAACGGTGTATCTTTATAGCTTTGGAATTTGTAAGGGCTCTCTATACCAAGCTCACTCAATATTCCCTCAAGACCCTCTATGGGAGAGCCTCTCATGTCTTTGCCGAACGACTCTTTTACACACTCAAGCGTTGTTAAGTAATCGCCGTTTTTCGAAAGTTTGTTGCTTACAGAAGTAACGAGGAAAGTGGGATTATTGCCGTAATGTTCCACGTACGGATTGGAGCCGTTCACCGACAGCTCTTCAATCTTGGGTATGTAAATACTTACAATATCTCCTGCCGCTATGGCAAGATTAGAGGGAACCGTAATGTGTATGCCATGCTGCTTTAACGAGTTTATTTGCATTATAGACTTATTAAGCTGTTTATGTCTTTCTTTTGAAAAGTAGACATGGGGATCGGCAGCATCAGTCAATCTATTATCAAAGGTTTGATTATTAATAGATGTGTTGAGGTCATCTACGATATATCTTCGGTGGCCAGGTCCTTCCATGTTGCTGCCCAGCAGCTTCCCATCGAAGGCATCTGGTCTTATAACAGGTCTACCGCCTCCTGTTATATGAGGTATAGTGTTGTAATCTTTTGCATAGTTGGTAGAAATTTCGCGAAAAGTTTTCGTCAGCGGGTCAATTACAGACGTCTCGCTATCGTACATTCCATCGACCAGCAGATCAATCGTATCTACCGTATTCAAAAATGTGAAGCCTATAATCTGATGATCACCAGCTGTAGTGTTTTTTACACGCTGACTAACTTCCTGGCCAGGATCACTAAAGTAATAATCATAAATGGAGGGCTGAGTTAGTAGGTCGCTTATTGTTCTGAAGTTGTACCCATGTCTATTTTCGTAAAACAAATAATGAGACGAGTCATTATGAACTTTAGAGCGACTCTCCTTTGCTACGTCCTCAATTACCTCAAACGGAGTTTGCTTGCTTCCCGTGTATGTTACTATGTTGTCAGAATCTTCTATGAAAAGAGGCTTTCCAGTTCCATTTTCTATGTACTCACCGTACACATCTTCGACAATTTGCGATCCAGTTTTGCCGCTGTAAAAATTAGTTACCCGTTGAGTGATATCTCTCTCGAGCTCGATAGAAGCTGCTTTTATAACATATACGTGAGATCCGCTCGATATCTTTGAGCGATCGCTGACTTGGTAAATTTTAAACAAAAGACTTGAATTAGGACCCGTTCTTGATATATTGCCTTGGTAGTTTATCTGAATTAATTCTTGGCCAATGAGTGGAGTATTATCAATGATTCCTTGACCATCACGCACAACAACGTCGATTGTCATGGTTCTGTTGAATATACTTTCGTATATTGTGAACTCGACAACCTGCAGTGTTATATCTAGCGCTAGATTATCAGAATTGAATATTACAATCTGATGCTTTAGATCGCCACCATAACCAGTGTGTTTGAAATTACTAGATCCTAACAATGACATTATTCAAAAATAGTCTCGACTTGATTCAAGAAGTTAAGCAAAAACTCATTACTCATTAATTTTATATCTCTCTTAGATTCATTCAGTCTCTCTTCATACTCGTAAGCTGTGACGATCCGTTTATCAGCTTCGGGCAGCGTATTATACGTAGTAAGATCAACTTCGAGAAATCTCTCTGGTATTATCGTCCCATCAAAAAGAGTTGTCTGCAGATTAAGAATTTGTTCATAGTGATGGGTCTGACTCATTGCTGCTTGTATGCTGCCATACTTTTTGATCATAAACTTGTTGAGATTATTAGTACTCAAAGGCCAATCGAATTCAGGATCGGTTATTCCGTTAACAAGATATATCACCCAATCAAGCGAAGGATCATCATAGTATTTGAATGCTATAACATCAGCACGCTCGCCATCTTTAACACTATAATTATAATACACTCGCTCTTGTCTTTTAAATGACTCAAGAATTTTGAAGCGCTGCATTATATTGGTCAAAAGAACAGGCTTTCCATTCTTTTTCAAATCATAGTTAATTAGTGGAAATGGACGAAAGTAATAAGCCATCTTTATCTTCCTTGCTGTATTTCTTTCTTGGTTACTATTGTTGTTTCTCTAAATGTCATCGTAATAGAAACACTAAAAGGAGCATTGGTGTCTTCAAAAAAGTGAGGAGATCCCTCACCAGTATAATCAACGTCGAAGGATTGAAGTACAGATGTGCCGAAGTTAAACAAATAGTCGCCAGCTTTCAGTATTATGTCAAATTCTGATGGATATTCGAAAATATGGTTTTCGGCTCTGTATCTAGGAGCCATGTGATACTTGAAATTTTGTATCATACTCCGTATAGCGTCACTTTCGCCTTTGTTCTTTGCAATAAGTTTATAGGTAAATGTATGGGTCTTAAAATCTACTCCAGTAAAAACATTTGCAAGATGAGGGTTTCTTGCTATTCTTAGTCCGGCAAAGGCTCCGCCAGCTATATTGCCAGCGCCAGCAGCTAGTAATCCTCCTCCTATTCCTCCTGTCAATATGCCAATCAGTGCTGCGTTTTCAGATTCCGCTGCACTCATTGCCATATTCGCCAATGCTCCACTAAAGTCAGAAGTTGACAAATTGGCGTCTGCTATGGCATCTTTCAAAGATCCGTAGACAGACTTGCCAGCACTATCGACCTTAGAGGCCACATCTCGAGCCATTGATCCAAAAGGTCCAAGTGACTCTGCCGCGTACTGAGCATTGTATCCCGTGCGTAAATTAGTTGGTATAGGCAACGCAAACGAATGACTAGGAATACTTATATCGATGCCGTTGTCTTCTAGTTTCTTAAAAAAACCTCCGACCTTTTGCACGCCTCCAATAACTTTATTGACAAAATTGTTATTGCTGCCTCCAAAAACCTTAGTCACTCCCGTTGCAGTGTCAACAAATGTATCAGACAAACTTGACAACTTGTATTTTTGATTGGCTCTAAATACAATAAAATAGGGCGACTCGGCAAGATCGTCTGGAAACGATGTTGTCTCGTACTTTGTGGCAAAGTCGAGTGAGGCTAGAGGTCCGTCAGCACCTGAACCAAAGTTAATTTGAGGCATTTTAAATCCTGTGGCAGCTTATAAAGGCAAGTATAAACCAATTAATCCCAGTAAGTATTTAGGCGATCCAACCAACATAGTTTACAGAAGCTCGTGGGAAAGACAGTGCATGTTGTATTTCGATAAAAACGACAGTGTAATTAGCTGGGGCTCTGAAGAAGTTGTAATACCTTACAGATCACCTTTGGACAATAGAATTCATCGATACTTCGTGGATTTTATCATAAAAGTGAAAACTAAAGACGGCGCTATTCAAACCTCTTTGATAGAAGTTAAGCCTTTCCAGCAAACCCAACCACCTAAAATACAAAAAAGAAAGACCAAAAGATACCTCAACGAGGTTACAACTTTCCTGACTAACGAAGCAAAGTGGATTGCGGCTCAGGAGTATTGCAAAGATAGAAAGTGGAAGTTCGAGATAATAACTGAAAATGAGCTTGGTAGAAAGTAGATAAATAATAGAATGGTAGCATACGTATTCGATACAGTGTTAACAAAAGGAATGCAGGCCGGTCAAGTACCAGCTCGCACTCGTGCCGCTCGTGATTGGTATCGTGATGCTGCTAGAGATGTAAATGTAACGCCTTCCAAACTCA